CAATTTTAAAACCTAAACCAATGAAAAAAATTATCAGCATTATTGCCATTACAGGCATTATTTATTTTTTTTATCCTCAAAATGAACCGGTAAAAGCAGTAAATTTCAAACCAAATAGAGATTTTGGCATCATTACTCATGAGGATATTTATATTGACAACATGGAAAAAGGTAAATACACAAAACATGGTAGGTTAATAACTAAACAAAGTGGTAATTCGGAAAATCCGAATAGCCAAAACAATTTAAACCAATAAGACAATGACAGAAGAAGACAAAGCATTACAATTATTAGACAGATTTACATTTTATTTTACAAATGATTTAAATCAGGCTAAACAAGCTGCGCTAATGTGCGTTTATGAAATAATTGATTTACAAATATTAAATGGAAAAGACATCACCTATTGGCAAAAAGTTGTATTTTATTTGTATTCTATTGGAACAGGTGAATTAGAAGCGAAAGCAGATAGGTTTAATTTAAACGCATAACTTTAAATATAATTGACAAATTAAACGCATAACTTTAAAGATAATTGACAATTATAGGGTAAAATGTAAAACAAACATTTAACAAATGAAAATTTAACAATTAACAAAATAAAGGTAAAAATTATATGTAATAGGGTATAATATGCACAATTTTATGCCTTTTATATGCACAAAGGTATAAATTACCCTTATATTTTAAACAAAGGTAAATAAACAAATTATGAAAAATCAAGGTAAAAAATCATCATCAGCAGATTTAAGCGCTGAAATTAATTTTTGGTCTATGTTGGCCATTACAATCATTTTAATTTATATGGCAATATGAACAAGATCATACATCCGTTTTTTGTTGTTTTATTTACAGCTATAATAATTGTGATAACTGCAATAGTTATAGCCATAGATATTCCAAAAATTAAAAAAAAACCATAAACCATAATCAACATGAAAAAAGAAGAACATCACCTGCAAGTGATCCTATGTCAGTATCTGGATTGGAATGGCTATGACTTTTTTAGCATTCCCAATGGTGGGTTAAGACATCCAAGGGTAGGTAGAGCATTAAATGCCGAAGGATTAAAAGCCGGTGCAGCTGATCTGTTTATCGTTTTGGCTAATAATACACACCATGGCCTGTTTATTGAAGTAAAATTTGCCGATGGTAAGCAACAGCCAAACCAAAAGAAATTTCAATCAATGGTAGAACACCATGGATATTGCTACAAAATAGTCAGATCATTAGATGATTTAATTGATGTTTTAAGGATTTATAAATCAGATCCAATTATAGATCTGTATCAAGCCGGATACAGATCTGGATACATTGATGGTAAGCTACAGGAACAGATATTAAGATGAAACCTAATTATCAAGCTGCATGGGATTGGGGCCATCAATATTTATTATCTAATGAATCCATAGATATTCAACTAACAGGGTGGGAATACATTACCAATTCAAGAATATTTGTGGCAGTTACTATGGATCGTTTAAACAGCCATTGTTCACAGGATCGGAAAATGGCATTTATTAGATTACAAAAATTTAAAAACCTAATCAATGATTTACGACAAAAAGAAAAACAAAATTAGACAATTGACCTATTTTGCATTATGCCAAAATTTGCTTGATTTTATTGATGGTGGATGGATTGGACATCCGGCAAACAGACAGTCTGTTAAATCAGCTACAAACCATCTGATTAAGGAATTGGAAAGGGCAAACAAAACATTATTTCCACCGGAGAAATCAGGTGATGAATTATTACAAGCATTAGACACATTCCAAAATGCGTGTACAGCCATGGAATCTTTTTTTATTCTGGGAATGGAAATGGATACAATGGATCAAATTCATAAGGATTCATTAAATACACAGATAAATATTTTGCTAAAATCATACGGTGTAGATTGTTGGGAGAAACCTATGTCAAACCTATGGAAATAGTTTTTACATTTGTATGGCTGTTGGGTGAGGAATAACAGCAGGTACAAAAGCACTTATTAACCTAAACAATATAATATGAATTACAATGATCAGCCAGATATGGTGAATAAACCACCACATTATCAGACTATAACAGGGCCACAGCCTATTGATATAATAGAACAATTCAATTTATCTTTTCATACCGGTAATGCCATTAAGTACATTTTAAGATCAGGCAGGAAAGGTAATGAAAGAGAGGATTTAGAAAAAGCCATTTGGTATTTAAAAAGACACATAAATAATAAATTATGACATATTTCGGAATTAAAAACACAAGACACACGATTGAGATCTTGCCATCCATTCGTATTAATCTGCCTAAAAAGAACAGAAATGATGTATTAATCTTTTCATGGATTATATGGGAGTTTGTAATTGGTTTTGATCATTGATGGATAATCTGATTATAGAATCAATCTTTTTTGGTGGCATAATATTTGCATTTATAATATTTATGATTTACATGATCATAGATGAAAAGAATAAATAATGATTGAGGAAGTAAACATAAAGCTGATTATCCCTAATCCATCTAATCCAAGGATCATTAAGGATACCAAATTCGCTAAATTGGTGAAATCTATAAAGGAATTTCCGGAAATGTTAGCGCTACGGCCCATCGTTGTAGATGAATATATGATCGTGTTGGGTGGAAATATGCGATTAAAAGCCTGCATTGAAGCCGGATTAAAAAGGGTGCCGGTTATTAAAGCATCCATGCTAACAGCTGATCAGCAAAAGGAATTTATTATAAAAGATAATGTAGGTTATGGCGAATGGGATTGGGATATATTAGCCAATCAATGGGATGAACACCTGTTAAATGATTGGGGGTTAGATGTGCCGGTGTTTGAACCGACATTGGAACCGGAACCAGAGGAATCACCGGTGGATCTATTTTTAGTTGAGTTGACATTTAACGATGAAGAATCAAGGCAGAAAGCATATCAAGAATTGATTGAAAAGGGTTATAATGTAAGATTAAGCAAATGAGAAGGGCAAAAGCAACAGAGGGAAATAAAAAGCGAATGATCCAAGCATTGGAAAAATCGTTGGGGATCGTTACTACAGCTGCAAAGTTGGTAGGTATTGAACGCACTACACATTACCTATGGATGAATACAGATCCGGTATATAAACAACAGGTAGAGGATATAAATGATATTGCTTTAGATTTATCAGAATCAAAGCTACACAGCCAAATCATGAAAGAAAACATAGTGGCGATCATATTCCATTTAAAAACAAAAGGTAAGGGCAGAGGATATGTGGAGAGAACAGAAATCAAACACGAAACAGGTGTAGAATCATCAATAATAGAATGGACACCGGCAAAGATCGAAAACGAGTAGTACAGGAATGCAATGTACAATTTTACCAAACATTAAACAGCAAGGCAAGAATCAAGGTACATCAAGGTGGCACCAGATCCGGTAAAACCTATGCGATCTGCCAATACTTAATTTATAAGCTAACAAGCAGCACAAAACCATTAGTGATCAGTATAGTGCGCAAGACATTGCCGGCCATCAAAGGATCAGTACAAAGGGATTTCATGGAAATTCTTGATAAGTTAGGAATCTTATTTTTAGGCAATCACAACAAATCCGAAAACACATACACATACGGCCATCATACGGTTGAATTTTTATCAGTAGATGAACCACAAAAAATCAGGGGCCGGAAACGTAATATCTGTTACATTAATGAGGGTAATGAATTAGATTATGAGGATTACAGGCAATTATTAATGAGAACAGAGGATGAAATGATCATAGATTTTAACCCATCTGATCCCATACATTGGATCTATGATGAGGTAATTGATCGTGATGATTGTGAAACATGGATCACTACATATCAAGATAATAAGTTTTTACCTGCTGAATTGGTAGCAGAAATTGAAAGATTAAAGGAAAGGGATCCGGATTATTGGCGAGTTTATGGAGAGGGTAAAAGGGCAGTATTTTCCGAAAGGCAAATATTTCCTAAATGGAAACAGATTCCAAAAGATAATTTCCCAGAGTTTGATGAAATATTCTATGGATTAGATTTTGGATATGCACAGGATCCTACAGCTATTGTGCAGATAGCCAAAGTAAAAGATCGGTTATACCTGCATGAAGTTTGTTATAAAAAGGGAATGACAAATAGGGATATTGCAGAGTTTATTAAGTCCAATGGCTATGATCAGGATCTATTTTATTGTGATTCAGCAGAACCAAAATCAATTGAGGAATTAAGGCAAATGGATATTTTAGCCAAAGGGGCAATAAAAGGCACCGGATCTATAAACGCAGGAATCAGTTTACTAAAGGAATATGAGGTGTATTATAGCTTTGAAAGCAAGAATTTACACAATGAATTTCAATTCTATTTCTGGGAACAGCTTAAAGATGGAACCATTATCAATAAACCCATTGACAAACAGAACCATTTAATGGATGCGATCAGGTATGGTGTTTACTCAAAGTATAAAAATAGGAATGATTTTTTTGTAATTTAATTGATTATTTTTGACAAAAAAAAGCGTATAACATGGCAGGCATAGTAGATACATTTAGACAATCAATCATCAAGGCATTAGGGGGAACAGATCCGGCATATAATAAATTATTGTACCAATGGTTAGGCACAAGCATTATTATGCAAGAGGAAAACGATCAATCATTTATCGTTAATGGATACCAAAGAAATGCCACAGTTTATTCTATTATTAACCTGATTACCAAGGCTGCGACAACAATACCTTTTCAGATTTATGAAGTAAATGACAAAGGTACAGCCAAGCAATACAAGGCCATGACATCAGGAATTATGGATGGTGGGGCAATGTATAAAGCCAATGTATTACGCAAAAGAGCATTTACACAAATTACAGATAGTCCATTAGAAGCATTATTAAATAGGCCAAATCCGGAACAATCATTTAGCACATTTTTGCAGGAATTAATTGCATTCGGTAAGCTAACAGGCAACAGATACATTTATGGTATTAAGCCAACAAGTGGCCCAAATCAAGGTAAATTTGGTCAGCTGTATGTTTTGCCATCACAATTGGTGGAAATCGTTTCACAGGGGGTTACAGATCCAATAAGTGGATACAGGATTCGATACAATGCCACACAGGAAATAAGTCCAGAGGACATTTGCCACATCAAAGATTTTAATCCGGATTACAACAGTGCAGGATCTAATCTTTATGGACAATCACCTTTGCGCGCAGGTTTACGGGTATTAACGGCAAACAATGAAGCTGTAACAACAGGTGTAAAATACCTGCAGAATCAGACATCAAGGGGAATGCTAATTGATAAGGAAGGAACCATAAACCAAGTGCAAGCACAGGCATTAAAGGACAATTTTAGAAAACAATATCAGGGTACCAATAATGCCGGTGATGTGATTGTATCATCAAAGGATTTATCATGGGTAAATTTTGGATTAAGCGCAGCAGATTTATCATTAATAGAGCAGTACAATGGAACTGTAAAGGATCTATGTAACATTTATAACATACCGGTGCAATTGCTTAATAATACTGATTCATCTACCTACAATAACATGAAGGAGGCGAAAAAGGCCATGTATCAAAATGCAGTGATCCCAGAACTAATTAAAATTAGGGATGAATTAAACCGGTGGTTAGTGCCACAATTTGGTGCTAATCTTTATTTAGATTTTGATTTCACTATGATTAGTGAGATGCAAGAAGAAGTGGATAAGTTGGTGGCGCAGTTAGCATCGGCATGGTGGATTACACCAAATGAAAAAAGGGATGCGATGAATTATGGCAAAGATGAAGTAAATGCCTACATGAATGACTATTTTATCCCAACATCATTAGCGCCACAGAATGTTAGTATAGATGCGTTGGAGAATCCAAAGGCATTAGACATTGATTATGATCTAAAATAATATGCCATTACCATCACCGAGAGTAAATGAGGATCTAAATGATTTCATTGGCAGATGTGTAATTGATCCAAATGTGGTGAATGATTTTGCCACATCGGATCAGAGATTAGCTGTTTGCAATTCTCTTTATTCGCAAGAAAAGGAAATCAAGGCAGCCAAAGAAAATTACACAGCTAAATTTAGTGAGCAATTAACCAAGGCAGAAAGATCATCAGTAAAAGATTTTTATAAGTTTTATAATGATCAATACGATCAGGCATCGGCCATGTTTATTAGACAGGGGGCATTATCAGCCACAGATGTATCAGTATTTTTTAAGGAAAATGATTTGATCAATATGTACACAGAGATGTACAGTAAAATTGGTTTACATTTTGCTTTATGGTATTACAAGAATGTGGATAAATTACTAAATAAAGCAAGCGATTTAGATAATTTAATGTCTATTTGGGCCAAATCATTTGCATTTGTAGGCCAACAAGTGGGGGCGCAGAGGGTTACATTGGTCAGTGGCACAGCTAAAAACACATTAATTGCAGTTACTCAAAAGCTAATGAGTGATCCTGCATTCATGAATCAGGGGGAAAAGGTGAAAGCCAAAATGCTTAAAACGCAGTTTAATAGGTATAGTACGTATCAATCTAAAAGATTAGTACGTACAGAGGCTACAAATGCTGCTAATTATGCCACCATTGTTTCTGCTCAAAGTGTATTTGAGGGAAATGATTTAATGAAGACATGGCACACATCAATAGATGGTAGAGAGAGAGCAAGCCATGGCGCAGCCAATGGGCAAACGGTACCTAATGCCGGTAAATTTTCTGTGCAAGGTCAATTCCTTAAATGGGCAGGGGATCCGGCAGGATCAGCAAGTAATGTGATCAATTGCAGATGTGGTGTTAGTGTATTTCCAAAACCTAATGCCCAGACTACAGGGGAAAACATTACAGATATTGGATTTGGAGTTGCACAAGCACAGGTACAAAGCGCCATAACAGATGCTTTATTAACAAGTCCAGAGGTATTGGCACCAATAGCAGAGCAGATTATTAATGGCACATTTAATGCCAAAACAATTGATGAGGCAAGAATACAAGCTAAAACAATTTTAGAAAATGCAGGTTTAAAAATTAGAGATGTTGAAACAGCTGCTGATTTTAGTGTAGCTGAATTTAATGCCTATAATAAGCAATTAAATAATTTGACTAATGAATATAAATTAGATTCATTACACAATACAAAATTAAACATTCCTTTAAAATACGATTCTACAGGAAATTCTTATGGATATGTAAAAACTATAAATGGAAATTTACTTGAAATAAATTTTGG